TTAGTTAAATACTTCTCTAAGTGAGAGTACATTAATACTACTTTACCATCTTTATCAAGTAAGTTACGATTAGCATCATATCCTACTACACCAAAGATGTTAAATAGTTTATTACGTTCTTCAATAGTTTCAGCTTCAAGAGTATCTTGTGTTCCCGATAAGAAAGACTCTACAACATCTGTATTGGAAGCAGGTTCAGCAGCAGCATCAGGAGTTTGTCCTTCATTACTATTACCTTCTCCTTCTTGTTCAGCTTGTTGTCCTTCTTCAGTAGTATTAGTAGCTTGTCCTTCAGTTTGTACTTGAATAGGATTATTTGGGTCTACGATATCTACGTTAGAGTTATCAATATCCATATTTCCTAATGAGATGTTTAAATTTTCCATAGCTTTATCAATTTATTTTATTAGCTTTATAAGATTATTTTGTTTTTGGTTTTTGTTTAGCGATAGTCGCTTTAGTTTGTGCTTCTTTTTCTTTAGTAGTAGAATCACGTTGTTTTGTATTTTCTGCTTGTTGTTTAAGACCTAGTTCAGTATTATCTTTAGCAATTTGGTGTTCTGCTAACATACGTTCTACGTCATTAGCAGGTCTAGCAGTTTCTGCTCTAGTAGCATCAGCACGAATCTGTGCAGATAAGATAGTTTTCTCGTAATCTTTATCTATCTTATAACGTTCAAGTTCTTCAACTTTTTCTTGTAGAGCGGCTCTCATTTCTTCAAGTTCTACACTACGTTGATGTTCTTGTTCACCTACCATCTGTTCGTACTCTTTTTGTTGCTTCTCTACTTTGCCTAATAGTTCTCTCATCTTAGCAACAGATTTAGTAGAGAACATAATACCAGCACCTTCAATGTTACCATTATTCTGTAAGTAAGGTAATGCAAGTTGTCGCATAGCTTCTAAAGCTTCAGCTTCAACAGCAGAGTGTTTTACAAATACATTATAATTAGATTCTGCATGGTAAATAGCATCATCTTCATTAAGCATAAAGAAAGCATGACTTGCATCAGAACGAACGTATGAACCTTTAACTCCACCAATCCAAGCAAATTTACTAAAATCTAACAATCCGTTATAATCTTTTTCAATTAAATTATCTAATTGTCTGAAAAGGTCATTAGATATTACAGAACTTCTAATAATAGCTTGTTCAGTAGTAGCCTTTCCTGCTTTCTGATTAATGTCAGAGAATCGTTGTGGGTTCATTCCGATTACCTCCCAGTACTCATTTTTAATCTCTTTAATTAAAGCAATAGAATCATTAATAAAGTTACCTAAACTCATGTCTAATACTTTAATCATTTGAGCAGCCATAGCAGCATTAGGAGCAGTTTCGTCAGCCCAAAGAATACTAGTAGCGTCCATTTGATACATAGTTTCTGTAGTATCCATACCTTTCTTACGAGGTATCATACCATATGGTAATACCATTACTTTATCTTTGTTCTTATTAATAAGTTTCTCCATTTGAAAGTGAACTCCATTAATAAGTCTTTGATAAGGTAAACCATCTTTAATAAAAGAAACTAAATTACCTGATTTACTTCTAGCTATAATACCATTGTATGGTAGCTTAATAATACTTGGGTTATCGGGATCGGAACGGTCAGTTTCCAAAACTCTAATGTCAAAGAAACTTTGGTTATCTATACTATAAGCTTCCATAAGAATATTCTCTAAATAGTATTCAATACTAATATCTCCATATTCTTTATTAAGTTTATAATCATCTGAAACTTCCATATAAGCTTCTTGTCCAAAGTCATCAATGTAAGTTAAGATACCTACTTTGTTAATCTCTTTCCAAACATAGTGATATAAATCTCTACCTTGTTTAGTAGCACCTGTATTATTGATTGTAATGTTTCCCGATATGCACTTACCATCTACAAAGGTAGATACAGAAGGTACATGGTCTTTCATCATTAAACCATCTTTACCTACTTGGATTACATTACCGTAAGAACTACCGATAGATGTCTGTGCATTACTATGGCTCTTAGTAATAGTATCAAACATCTCTACAGTCATCTTATCTCCAAATAAATCTACAAGTAAAGCATCAGATACTTTTCTACGTCTGATACACCAACTTCTATCTTCTAGATATTTAGTATCTTCAATAGGGTAAATAATCTCATCAACAGGAACATGAGTATACTTAACATCATTATCTCTAACTTCTTTGAAAGAGAAACATCTACCTGTAACAATCCATTCAAAAGCCATCTCTGTAAAGCTTTCATCAATAGATTGTTTGTTACGGATAAAGTCGATAGCTTCTTGACCTATTCGTAATCTATTTTGTTTAAAATCATCTTTAAACTTATTAATAGATTCTTCTACAGGAGCTTGTTCCTGATAGTATTCTTGTCCTAATTCACCTCGTCTTACAGCTTCATTTACTAACTCTTGCTGTATGTACTTTAGTTTAACGTTACGAATACCGTCATTAAGATTATCTTCATAACCTTCATTACTAGATGTAACTATATATTCTTTAGGTTGTCTATCAAACTCTCCTAAATATAAGTTAGTAACACCTTTAAGAATATTATGATTCTTAAGTCTAGCACCTACTTTCTTAACCCGCTTCTCTTCAACGCCAAGAGGATTGGTATAAATCTTGTAATCTTCAGGGTCAAGTTCACCTTCTACAAAACGAAAGAGCTGTCTAATCTCTTCATCGTAAATAGTAGAGTTAGTACCTCCTATAAACCCTTTTAACTTAAGACTTAAACCATCATCTTTTCCATCATTGAAGTCTTTAATTCTTTTCTCTATACTTTTTATAGAGTTGAATTCCTTTCTGGAAATAGTTTTGTGTTTATCCATAGTTTATCAGTCATTATAAAGACCACTAAAGTAAGGGTCATTAGCTATAGTTTGACCTATAGCACCTCCGTCAGTACCATCGAAAGTTCCATCGAAAATCAATTCTCGCATATCGAACATTCCAATAAGTAGGGCGGAAACCCTATCCGTATTGGTCTTGAAATCAAATTTAAGCAACTCTCTTAACAATCCCTTATCTTTTATAAGGTTTAAATTATAAATCGGTTTACCATTCGGAAAAGTACCTCGTTTTGTAAGTAACCATTGCTTTATAAAGATAGCACCTTTCATTTTACGTTGTACGTTAGTAGCGATAGATATACCTTTCTTTCTACCTGCACCACCTTTGATAAGTTCTTTGTTATAATAGAAATTAGGTTCATCTGCAAGTAAATGTATTTTATTAAATAATCTAGCATTACTAAATACATCACCCCTATCGTTCTCAAATTGTAGTATTCCGTTGTAGTATTCTACACCATAAAACATTTGTCTGTCATAGTCAGAAGTATCTTCACGTCTACCAACAAACATAGCTACAATCTTATCTCCTCCATCTTTAGTAAAGTTATTCTCTCTTTCATATATAATAGTACAAGCAAGGGAATCTTTAATACTGAAATTATTATTATCTTTACTAATAGCATAAGGGTCATTCCATGCTCTATATAAACCTTCAGGTATCTCTCCAGTTCTAGGGTCACGATAAGGATTATCGAATATTACCCAACAACCTTCAACATTATTCATATTTTCAAGAGGGAACTTATCTACATTAGGAGGAATAAAATCTTCTCCTAGATTACCGATACCTGTTCTATCTTGAAATATAATCTTACCACGTTCTTCTATAAATATACCTTCTCTACCTTTAGTATCTTTAGCATCACCGTAATTAAGTTTTCTAAGTTGTTCTTCAATTTCAACAGTAGGCATAATAGCATTACTACTTCTACTAAAAGCTTCACTAGGAGAAAAAGGTTCCTCCATTTGATGTGCTACTAATTTAGATAAATCAGCACGTTTTAAATCACGTTCCTTTTCTTCGAACTTAACTACTTCCTGAATAAGTGAGTTACCATGCATATCAATAAGACCAGGTTTAGATAAATAAGCAGGGTGGAAGTAACCACAACCTGTACCTAAAATATCCTTGTCATATATATTCTCAAACGTTAAGAATTTTTGCATATAAGTCTTATAGAACAAATCTTCGAAAGCTTGCCAATAAGTATCTTTACCACCACCTGTACCAAATACAATAAACAATCCTGTAGTACGAGTACCATCAGAGAAAGATTTAATAGTAGGTTCAATAATCTCTGCAAGGTTAACACATTTACCTGCTTCCTCTAAAATACCTATATTAGCATCTTTACCACGGAAACCTCCAGGGTTAGTACGTAATACAGTTTTCATAATATGAGAATTGAAACCACGTTGAATAGTTTCTCCTTTATACCTATATCCAATATGTATGTGGTCAAGAGTATCAGCTAGTGTTCCTTTATTCCAATCAGTATGTATATTAATATGGTCAAGGAATTGCTTAACCTTATTCATAGTACCATCATCAGTAAGAGATGCTTCATCATATGCACCTACAACTGAAACAGTATTTCTAAACATATCTGCTTGGTTAGCTACAATCCAACCATTCTTATAAGAGTAACCTTTACGTCTGGCTTTACCTACAACTAGATGTAAACCTAAACGTCTAGCAAGTTCAACAGCTTTAAAGAAATAATAATCTGCGTCCCAAAAGTCAGGGAAAGAAACTTCTTTAGTACTACCACGTGTAACATTTCCTTTGGCAAGACCCTCTCCCGATAAAGACTGAATAAGACCTTTTTCTATCTTAGTTTCAGTCTTTTTAATATGAGAGTAATTTAGATAGCCATAATGTTCTCCTGTAATATGTATTTGTTGTATGGCAGGTTGACCGTATTCGTCTAGGTAAAATCTACCTGGAGCAGTCATACCATTAATACGTCTATCTTCTTCTCTATCCCAAAATTCAGTAAAAGCTACTTTATCATATAAAGGGTGAGCTTTAGTATAAACACCATGTTTTTTAAAATAAGAAGCTACTTCTGTAAAGTTAGAAGTATTGATAAAAGCAATGTCCTCAGGAGAGTACATATTAACTTTAACTCCAGGTACTTCTGTTTGTAATTCTTTTTCTATAAAAGGTGTTTCAAGTACACCTAAAGTTGGATGTACTCTAAGTTCGGAAACATCATTGTCAGACAATGCTGTAACTCTTTGGTATAATGTACTATCCTTGTGCTTCATATATATTTACAGTTTCAATGTAAGTTCCTATGCCTGCATTATATGCAGTTTCCATAATACCTAAATGTCCACCAATCATAATACTATCTCGTAAGGAGATATTATACCTAATAGCCATTTCATATAAACTAAAAGGACTAGGCATTTTGTATTTATTAATGTAATGACTAACGTAAGTTAATAGGATTACTTGTCCGTTTAGTGCATCTATTAGGTTCGATTGTAATTGCTTGATAATAATATCGAATAATTCACTACTAGTAAAGTATTCAAAAGTTTTATCAGAATTATCTACCATAATAAATATTTTATAACCATCTTCATGGGCATGCTTAAGAGTAGATACAAAAACAGGTTCAACAACAGCTTTACCGTTTGTTGAACCTACTTCTTGGAATCTAGCAATATCGTTAAGCATAACAATAAGTGCTTTTTTCATGTTATATTAATTTTTGTTTTCTAGCGTTATCTAAAATAATAGCTTCTGCTTCATCTTTAAGGTAAGGAATTTTAATAAGTTTAGGTGCTTGATTAGGCATAATATGAAAAATCTCTAAACCATTTTTAGCTAATGTATATCCCCAGTACTCAAGAATGTAAGCATAAACACTAAGTTGTAATGCATAATGAGTAAGTTTACCATCGTGAAGATGAGATAAAGGTCCTAACATTTTAGCACCTGTAAATACAGGTTCATTTGTTTTAACACGTTCACCTCCAATCCACTTCTTTTTATAATACATAGCTTCATAGTAAAGAGGGTCTTTATTTGTTTTCCAATCTAAGATACAAAACTTATTACCTTTAAAGATAGGAACATCAATCATACCAGCTATACCAAATTCAGGAATATGTACACGTTTCTCAGCAAAGATAGTACAACCTTTTTCTACATATTTCTCTAGTCTAGCTTTAATACTAGGAAACTCATTAGCAGTATCAAACTTAGATAAATCATTAATATTATTAATAACTAAGTTTTTACGTAATTCCTGTTTATATACAGAAAGACCTTGCAATGGAACAATCGCACGATTATCAATACCTTTAGAATCATTAATGTTATCTTCTAAGTAATTATGAATAGTATTACCTCTAACGTGTGAAGCTTTAGTTAATATCTCCCATTCTAATACTACTTGTTGAAAATAGATATTGTACATTGCATTGCGTAATAAATCATCAACATGATGTAAAACTCCATCAATAGCAATCTTTCTCATTTCAGGGAAAGGTCTTACTTTAAACTTTCTATTAGCTAGAGCAGTGTAAACACCCCAAAATACTTTATCAAAATGTTGTTCATATTTACCGATTACAGTAGTTACAGATGTATATTGTAGTGAAGGATTAGCTTCATCATAGTATCTGTGTTCAGCTTCATTAAATGAAAGTTCTTTAAAGTTTGATATAAAATCTAATTGATTGTCCATAGTTATAAATATTAATAGTTTAATCTTCTCGGTTACCTTTCTTTCTACCTCCGAATAGTTCTCTGTCTTTACCTAATTCCATTGCCCATTTAGAACGAAGTTTATCAACAGTATCTTCAAGTAAAGGTAATTGCTGTAAAGTCTTTACTAGTCCGTCTTGTAAATCCTTTATTTGTTTCTCTATCGCCATCGTGGCTTGAATCTCTATATCTTTAGCTGAATCATCACCTGGAGTACCAAGTATTTTATTCATCTTATCAGAAGCTAAAGCACGAAGGTAAGATAATCGTTCTTGAGTTTCATCAAGAGAATCACTTAAAGCAGAGTAAGTTTTAGATGCAGTTACATAGGCACGACCTGTAACACTTAGGTTAAGGCAATTTTCCCGATAATGACGACGTGCTTCCTTAACTAAGTCATCTTCTTTATATTCAGTACTAAGTAAAGCAGTACCTATAGCTCTACGTTTACGTTCTTCTTCATCAAAAGCAAATAAACTACTTCTAGGGTCTTCCATAAGATAAACATATAGAAGTTCTTTACTTGCTCTTGTAATAAGTTCTTCAGACTCTAAAGGAATTAAACCTTTAGTATCAGGGTTTCTCTTCTGTAGTCTAGCAAAACTACGAGTAGTCCACATCTCTAATCTATTAATAGTTAGAGTTTGTGTGTCAGTATCGTATATAAAAGGGTCTTGATATATAACAAGATTACTTTTGTTAATTTGTGTACTCATACCTTATAAATATCTCTTACTGATTTAACATTTAATCTTTCTAAGAACTCTGTTTTAGTTTCATTATTAAAAGCAAATCCTAATGATATTAAATCTTTAGCGATATAACCTTCTAATAAATCATCTGTTTCTTTATTGGTGAAAGCTTTTTGTGTTTTTAGTGCAGAAACAGCTTTCTTCTTTTCTGAAGCTTTAGAAATAATCTTAGCTTTAATTGCTTCTTTACCATCGCCTTTAGTCATATGGTAATCTACATAATCCTGTCTAATACCACTTACTGTAACTTTAGGTATAACTTTACCAAGATAAGGTATCTCGATAGGAACAGCTTTACTAATAGCTAAACCAAAACAATCTTGCATAAAACTTAAAGTTCTGTACACATCTTGTTTATTAATCTTGATACCTTTATCGTTACATTCTTTGACAACTTCAGAAGCAATTTCACTTATAGTGTCATCTACTTGCATCTATTCATTTTCTTTAACAATGTCTGCCATTGTAGTAATTTCAGTATAATTACTTCCTGATATATCAGTACCTTTATTCATTGAAGCACGATGATTAATCATTTGCATCTGTACCATTAAACCACCATTAACAGAATAAGTGAAAAAAGCTTTAATAGCTTCCTCTTCCATCTTATCTTTAGATACTTTGATAGTTTGTGGCATAGCGTATCTATAAAGATTAGTTCTAACAGAACCTTCATAAACACTTGTAGTACCTTCTTCAGTTTCTTTTTCAACTAACTTCTCATTTGAGAAATCTATCATATAAACCTCTAGTTTGAAGTATGTACTAATTGGAGATTTAGAATCAGCAGAAGCAATAACTTTATCACCTTTTGTAAATTCATATCCAAAACGATATTTTAAACCAGCTGCCTGATGATTGTTAGTAACAGCTGCAAGACTTTGTTTTAATAGATGTCTAAGTTCTATAAGATTTGAATGTGCCATAACATTGATATTTTGTATGGTTTCCCGATAAGCAATAACTAAGAAGTAAGCATTGACAGTATCTCTGTTAGCTTCTCTGTCAGTTTCATATATACAGTACTAAACAGTACTATAATTATTATTTCATTCTTATCTGGAAACATTAAATAAATTTATTAATTAATTTGCATATATAAAATATAACACTATATTAATAAGATAATATCTATAATATATAATAAAATTTTATATATGCAA